TCAATCTTAGAAAAATTAGCAAAAGGGGAAGCCCTTAATGCCGATGAACTCAATTTCATGAAAGCACTTAAAACGATCAACCCCGATAGTGTTAAGGACTATCTTGAAAAAGATGAAGCCGGTAAAAAGTTATTGAATAGCATTACCGATGCCCGGGTAACAAAGGGAATTGAGACTTTCAAAAAAGAAACCATGCCCTCACTTATTGAGGAGGAAATTAAAAAGAAATTTCCGGCTGAAACTGAGGAGCAAAAACGGTTACGCATTTTGGAAGAGGATAATAAAAAATTCCAGAATGATGTTAAGCGTGAACGACTTTTGAATAAAGCAATCTCGATTGCCAACGAAAGGAAACTTCCATTAAAACTTATCGACCGCTTTTTAGGTGATGATGAGGAATCAACAATAAAGAATATTGAGCTATTGGAAGCTGAATACAATGGCGCAATTACTTCTGCAGTTGAATCCAAATTCAAAGAGCATGGGCGTGAACCGGGTAATAATGATAAGAACGCTCCGCCAGATTATTCTAAGATGACCGATGAACAATACTTTCAACAAAGGTTATCAGATCAAAAAAAATAGGTAAACACATGAAAAATTATTTTAGTAAAAATCCGTTAATTGCCTCAATCTTTGTATTGGTGCTAATGATTGTTTCGGCAGTCTTATTCCAGTTTGAAAGTGCAAAAGAAGGGGTTATTGTAGCAAACACTTTTTTAACCACTCAGATAATTGCAAGAGAAGCGCTGATGCGCTTAAGAAATTTTCTTGTGATGAAAGCTCTTGTTTATAACGACTATTCGAGCACGTTTCAAAAGCAAGGCGATAAAATCCGCGTAAAGAAACCTCCGGTTTATATTGCCGATGAATTTGGCGGTACAATTAATCTGCAGAATATTGGTGAAGATTCTGTAGATGTTGTTCTTAACCATATTGCGGATGTTTCTATTGGTTGGACCAGCAAAGAAAGGGCTTTGAACCTTGATGACTTCAATCAGCAAGTGCTCGACCCCGCAATGGAAGCAATCGCTCAAAAGATTGATGCCGATATTCATAAAGAATTTTACAAAGCAGTACCACTGTTTGTAGGTCAATCGGGAGTTACACCAAGTGATTTAACAGACTTTGCGGCCGCATCATTAATACTCACACAAAACAAAGTACCACTTTCTAACCGTGTTGCAGTTTGGGATCCAACCGCTCATTCTAAGTTTACTGTGCTTCCGGCGATTGTTAATGCAGAAAAATCGGGCTCAACTCAAGCATTGCGCGAAGGTTCTATCGGTAGAATTCAAGGATTGGATAATTACCAAACTCAAAATGTGCAGACTCATGTTGCCGGTTCGTTTACAGCAGTTGCGGCTCCTTTGGTAAAAACTCTTGCGGTAGTTGGCTCTAACACAATAATTCTAAAAGGTGGTGCCGGTACCGAAACAATAAACGAAGGCGATATTTTCTATATCACTTCGGGTGGTAAAAAATATTACTATGCCGCCGCTTCCAACGCTACCGCTTCCGGTGGTGATGTTTCCGTAACAACTTATAGTAAAGTTCAAGCCGCGCATGCGATTGATGATGTGGTAACATTCCCCGATAAGACTGCCGGAGCGCATGTTAGCAATTTGGCATTTATCCGTAACGCTTGCGCATTTGTAGCTCGACCTCTCGAGGCTCCAATGGGTGGAGTTACTTCATACACCGCAAACTTTGAGGGAATTGGTCTTCGTGTAACTGCAGGTTATGATATTAACACCAAAAAAGAAATCCTTTCTCTTGATACACTTTATGGAATTAAGGCGGTTTATCCAGAACTCGCCACAAGAATACTTGGCTAATTAATGGGAGGGCGTTAGCTCTCCCATATTTTCTCAAAATTTTTGGAGAATTTTTTATGAAGTGTGAATTATGTAATCAAGAGATAAGCGAAACAGTTTACCCATTTCATCTTTTACGATGCAAGAAAGATGAACCGCTTCCTCAGAAACCGGAAGGTGAATCAATTCCACCAGAAATTCCAGAATCGGATTTAAATCAGAAACCGGAAGAACCCATTCAACCTCAACCGGAGCCGGAAGTTATTGAAGCTGAGGAACAAATTATTGTTGAAGATAAACCGATTGAAGAAAAAGCAGTCGCTAAAACTAACAAGAGGAAGTAATGGCAATTATCAGCAAAGAGGAAGTGAAAAAGATATTGCAGATTACTGATGAATCGAAAGATGAGGCAATTGATTTGCTGATTCTGGCGGTTCAAGATTTTGTTAAAGCATACTGCAATAATTCTTTTTTGAATTCAGAGGGTGCAGAGAGCTTTCCCGAAGGATTAAAACTTCCCGTTGCAAAAATGATTGGCATTGATCTGAATAAAAAGATTTTGAGCGGAACTCAAGCAGAAAGTTTGGGTGATCATTCAATTTCATTTGTTGGAGATTATCCCGCTTCAATTCTTAAAGCATTAAATCTTTACCGCAAGGTGAAATTTGTATGATACAAGATTATTTCATCCCCGGATTTGAGATTAAACGCGCTACCGAAACTAATAACGGCGGTATTGTTGAACGAAGCTATTCAACAATCGAAACCGTTTACGGCAGAATGAGACCTCTTTCCGGAAGTGAAATATATCGCAACGAAAAAAACAATTACATAACCACACACCGATTTTATTGCAACGTTATTGATATAGAGAATAGTGATTTAATTAGTAAAGATGGAAAAACCTATGAAGTAAAATTGAAAGTCAATCCAATGGAGATGAATGATTTTCTTCAAGTGGATTGCGAATGTAAAGCGGATTCTTAATCAAAAGAAAAGTGAAATGTCATCATGGAAGAAAAACTTAATAAACTAATAACTGATGTGGAAGTGATTAAGACCAAGATGGAATATCTCACAAAAAATTTTCCATGCACTGTTCACAATGAAACTATGGAAGATCATGAAGGGCGCTTAAGAACCTTAGAAGATTTTAGATCAAAGTTTATGGGTGCTTTACTTCTTGGAAGTGCGTTTGGTGGATTCATTGGAACAGTAACCGGCTTAATTGCTGCCTTTTTTTCAAAATAAAAAATTTTAGAGGATAAAATGAAATTAAATACCTTAAATCCAGCAAATGTTTTGTGTCCCTCATTATTAACCACTCGATACAATCCTAACTGGTTATATCCGGGTGGTGGAATCGGAATTTCGGGAAATTTGACTCCCGAAGTAACTGCTAACGAGGGCTTAGAAATTGTAGATATTCTTGCCACACTCCGTTGGAAAAATAGTGCCGGTGTTGCATTAAACTCATCAAGCGGCAGTGTTAGCTTTTCCCAAGTTGGCAACCAAGTAAATTTTAATCAATATTTTCAAGGGTTATCGCAATACAATGAAGTTTGTACACTTCATGTAGAATTGCTAATCACAATGCGCAATCCACAGCAACAGCTTGTGTATAGCTCAAATGGTTACAATACCGGCTTGCAATGGCCAGTTCCTCAAATTCCCGCGAGTATCAGTTGTCAGTTTATAAATCAAGATGCTGAAGAAAACAGCGCGTTTGTTTCCGCCAGTGAAGTTCCAAGCGCCGCATGGTATGAATTTCAACCTTGCGATATAAATAACAATCCTGTTGGTGCGGTTCAGCAAGTTTATGCCGCAGAGGATCCGGGTTCTGCAAGACAGCAGTGGATTGCTCGACCTTCTGTTTCTGCTTACAAAATACGCGCAAGAGTTGGTAATCTAATAGGCTGGTCTGAATGGGGTTATAGTTCACAAATTCCGGCAACAATTATTGGAAGTGCCTCACCAGGTATTGATGAAGTTCCGAGCAAATCATTTCACCATTTAATTGTTAATTATAACATCGAAGGTCCAACGGGTTCAGAAGCTAATATCATTCTCAAAAGGAATGGCACACAGATAGAAAATCCAACTATCGCGGCTCAAAGCGGAAGTTTTACATTCTCCAACTTGCCAGACACTTCTGGAGGGTGGAATTACATTATTCAATTACGTGGTAAAACACCAACTGGAAGTTGGAAAACTCTTTCAGAGGTTTCTATCAGTGGTGGTTATTCCAGTAACGAATAACAAATTCATTTTAACGACTGCTGTTTAGGCAGCAGTCTTTTTTAAAAGGTAACGAGTGAAACAATTTTTTCAAGATGGCACCGGAGCATTTAGCGCAATGAGGCTTGTAACAAACCTTACTGCAATTCTTTTTTTTATCACTTGGATTGTTGAATTAATAAGTACCGGCTCATTTAAGCCAAGTTGGGAATTAACAAGTTTTGTTTCATCCGTTGTTTTAGGAAAAGGCATTCAATCATTTGCCGAGAATTAAAGTGCAGCTAACTGAAGACATATCACTCAATGAATTGACCGATAGCGACATTGCGCGAGAGTTTGGTATCGTAAATATACCCGGTGTTGTAGAATTGCAAAACTTAACAGCACTCGCAAAAAATGTTCTTCAACCGATACGCAATCACTTCGGTAAACCGGTTATTATTTCAAGCGGGTTTAGATGTTACTTGCTCAACATTCACCCAAAAGTAAAAGGTTCTAAAGATAGTCAGCACATGAAAGGGGAGGCTGCCGATTTTACTGTTAAAGGTGTTCCACTCAAAGAAGTGTTCCTCTTCATTTCCCAAAATCTAAAATATGATCAGCTGATTTATGAATTCAAGAAATGGATTCATTGCAGTTATCGAAGTCATAACAACCGTAATGAAAAATTAATTGCTAAAAAAATAGGCGGTAAAACTGTTTATCTCCCTTATCAAGGTATTCATCAATTATGAAAACGGAGAACATCTTAAATATTGTTCTGGTTGCTTCAATTATTGGCGGGATATTTTTTCTCATTTCCCAAATACACAATGAACCAATTGAGCATATCACAATAGAGCGAGATACTGTTCACCATGTAGATACAATACGTGTACCAAAGATTATTTATGTTCAAAAATTGCACGCCAAAATAGATACTGTTTTTATTGATAGCTCAAAAGTTTTAGTTGCCCATGCAGACACAACAATCCAAAAGGATTCCAGTAAAGTAAAAGTGAGTTATTATTTCCCGCCTCAAAATTATTTTGAAATTATGCTCGACCTTAAAGAAAAAATAATTCACGAACTGAAAACTATAACTGAGGTTAAGACAATTACTATCTCCGAACCTTGGTATAAAAATACTTGGTTCTATTCCACAGTGTTATCAATCCTTGTTCTTTTTATGGTGATATGATGCCGGTTAATAAATGGAATGACGAGGAAGTAATAAAAAGGATTAAGCAAAGGATGGTTGATAAACTTGAACTTGCCGGAGAGTTTGTTGAGGGTGCGGCAAAAGTCCTCTGTCCGGTTGATCTTGGCAATTTGAGGGAGAGTATAAATCATAAAGTAGATGAGGAAGAATTGAGCGTAAAGATAGGGACCAATGTTGAGTATGCCCCTTTTGTTGAATTGGGTACTTCTAAAATGATAGCGCAACCTTTTTTAAGACCCGCATTATTAAATAACAAAACAGCAATACAAAAGATATTTGATTTATGAACACTGAATTACGAACAGCTATTGAGAACAAGGGACGTTTAATTGAGGGATTGAGCGAACGCTTTTATTATATGGAAGCTCCTGAAACAGTTGAATATCCCTATTCGGTTTTTTCTTTTGTTACAAATCTTCCTTCGCGTGATTCAGCCACAAAGTTTGAGGATTTCTATTTGCAAATAAATTTATACGACACAAATGGAATTCGCATTGAGTTAATGAAAGAAAGATTTTTCAGCGCCTTTGATGATTCTGAAAGGGATTATGCTTTACCGAGCTACAACTTTGATAGAATTGAACGGCAGTTTGCAAAACCATTAAAAGCTGATAAAGTATTTCAAATATCGTTTCAGTACAAAATTGAATTAACAAAAAAGTAAGAGGTTTACCGTGGAAAAAGTAAAAGGGAAAGATTTAGAATTCTGGTGGGATGGCGCTGAAGTTCCAATCATATCCGAAAATTTATCTGTGCAGTTTGATACAAATGAAAACACAGACAGTGCAACGCCCGGAACCGGTAAGGATTATGATGTTCTCAGAGCCGCAAGAACATTTCAAATAGAAGCCAATCTGTACGAACCCGATGGAGCCGAAATTGCCACCGGAACATTAACCGAAGGTGTACGTTATCGGGTTACTGCCGGAACAATTACAGAAGGTGCAAATACTTATACGCTTGGAATGATTTTCGAAAGTGTTGGCACCGGTACAGCTTCTGCATCAAATAAAGTTAAACCGTTGAGCGCAAAAGTAAATGGCAAATCGATGTCGTTGAATTTCAATTCAGCAGTAATTCCCGTTACAGATATTGACTTCAACCTAAAATATGATGAGTTGGATAGTACCGATTCTTCAACCGTTGGAGATTCAAAAGAAACAGAGGTGAGCCGTGCAGACCGGGAAACCAAAATCACCGGTATTGTTCGAGATACCGTTGCCGATCTATTAAACACAAATCCAGTTGCGCGCAATACTTCATTGCAATTTAGCCCTACTGTAAAAATTGATGGACAGATGATACCTATTGCAAAAAATGTAGTTGACGTGGTTAAAGATGTTGCCAAGATTGATTACTCATTCAAATGGATTGGACTTCCTACAGAAACAAATTTAGGACTACCCGCCGGAGTTGTAAAACCATTCAAGATAATCTTAAAACGTGGTGCAACTCAAAACAAAGAGTATTTAGGTAATGCGGTGATAACTGCAAAGAGCGCAAAGTCCAATATCAGCAGTTCGGCTACAATTAATTACACGCTATCAATTAACGGGGAACTGACAGAAAATGCTGCAAACTAAAAATGTTGAAAAGATTGAGCTGTTCGGAAAGGAATATCTCCTTTCCGAACGCACGGCTCGGGATGTAAATAAACTTATTGCATACTCCAAACAGAAGAAGCAAAAAACTGTTACCGATGTTTTGATTGAAGCCGCAATAAGTCTTGAGGATGGCTTAAAAATAAATTGGGTTAATCTGAAATGGTGGCAGTTTATTCGCAAGTTCATTTTGAAACGAAGACTTTCAAAAGCGAATCTTCTGACTCAGTTAAGTCCAACACAAATATTTTCATTTGCGGCAAAAGTTTATGCACTCGAGGGGATTCAATCAGATGATGTAAAAAAAAAGAGGAATCTGGTCTCGCAGATAAGCGAATCAGCAGAAGTGTTGCCATTGGATTAATAAGTCATTTTTTCCATATCCCATTTAGTAGTGTTGAATATTTATATATAAGTGAATACAAAATATTATTAGAGCAAGCAGTAAACATTTCAAGTATCTACCGGCAAGGGGAGTTCTCATTTTTAGACAGTAAAGAGAAAAGAGAAGATTTTTTAAGTGAAATAGAATATTTCGAAAGTATGGGAATGCTGTAATGGTTGAAGAAAATTTAGGCGAAGTTTTTGTAAAGATTAAATCTGATGTAAAAGACCTTGAAAAAGAGGTTAGGGATTTAAAGCAGAAGCTCGATAAGGATGCCGAAAAGATTGGTAATTCTTTTACTGAAAAATTGAAGAAAGGATTAATGATCGGGGGTTCTATTGTAGCATTCAAAAAGTTATTAGACTTTGGACTTGAGGCGAAAAATGCCGCGCGTGATGCCGAAGAAATTAGAAGCAAGTTTGATACAGTTTTTATTTCCTTAAAAGATGGTGCAAATAAGGTAGCTGATAATTTTGCTAAAAATTTTGGACTTGCCGGAACTACAGCACGAGATCTGTTGGGGCAAACTGGGAACCTACTTGTTGGGTTCGGCTTTACAGAAGACAAAGCTCTCGACCTCGCTAACCAAGTAAACGAACTAGCGCAAGATTTAACCTCATTCACCAACTATGCCGGTGGTGCAAAAGGAGCAAGTGATGCTCTCACTAAAGCACTACTCGGTGAAACAGAATCGGCAAAGGCGTTGGGTATTGTTATTCGGCAAAACTCGAAAGAGTTTCAAGAGGAAGTTAAAAGTTTGATGACTTCGAAAGGAATGACAGAGAATCAAGCAAGAGCTTTAGCAGTTCTAAACCAAGCTTATAGGCAGAGCGGAAAAGCCGTTGGTGATTATGCACGTACAAAAGACAGTCTTGCAAATTCTGAAAGAAGATTGGCTGAACAGCAAAAAGAAATTCTGGAAATTATTGGTGATGGGTTAAATCCAGTATTCAAGGTATTGATTCAATATATCTCAGAACTAACTACAAATATGGGGGATTCGACTGGAACAATTAATGTATGGGGCACAGCGTTAAAAAGTGTAGCAACGCCTTTAGTTATAATAGTAACGATGCTAAAGCAAATTGCCAATCTGATTGGTACAGTTGGCGCAACTGCCGCCAATGTTTTATTAGCTCCATTAGGTTTGAGTTCAGATAAAAGAGCATGGACTTCAATGAAAAAAGGCTGGGAAATTATGCTCAAAGATTCTGAAACGATGAACACCGCTCTATATAATATGTGGGCTGATACTCAAAAGAAAATTGATGATTTAAATACGAACAAGACGAATTCCAATTCTTCGTCTGGTGGTGGAACGAGAGGAGATATTGAAGCAAAATTAAAACTTCTTAAACAAGAATCTCTCATTTACTCCGAACTTTATTACGGTACTGAAAAATGGTACACCAAATCTATTGACCTGATAAAAGCACAAACTCAAGAAATGATTGCAAGCGGAATAAAAAAAGCTGATGCATTCGCTTTTGAGAAAAAAAGTCTTGATGAACTTGGCGCTTCTTATGATAGAATGAAACTAACATCTGAATTATTGAATAAGCTTGATTTAACACCGAAGATGTTGAAAAGAACCAAGTTAGAAAATGTTGATGATGTTGAAGCTCCTAAGCCACTGGAAAGTAAATTAAAATATTATTTCGAAATGTTGGAAGATGGTGGACCGTTCGAGGGTGAAAATGGATTTGTTAATTCCATTGAAACAAGCATGGCAACCGCAAGTGGTTTTGTAGATGGATTTTTTGAGGATATTGTTATCAGTTCCGAAAATGCAAACAGTGTACTCGAAAAAGGTTTTGTTGGAATGGCAAATGCTTTCATCTCACAAGTTAAAAGAATGGCCGCCGAGTGGTTATCGTTACAAGCTATAAAATTTGCAGCATCATTTTTAGGGATTCCAATTCCGGGTGGTTCTCAAGGTGGTTCATTTCTCGGCACTTCAAACGGGGTTGTTAAACTTGCAGGTGGCGGCAGTTTTGTAGTTCCTCCGGGCTTTCCAAATGATTCATACCCAATGCTTGTTCAAAGCGGTGAAAAGGTTTCGGTTACACCGGCTAATAGAGTTGGTGATCAAGAAAGATTATTAAGTGCATTAGTAAAGCGTATGGATGTAATGAATCTTCACATGATTGAGGCATCAATGAAACCGAGCCAAGATTTTTCCAGTATTCCGCTCACCGGTGAATTTGATGGACGAGATATTCATTTAGCAAATAAAAAAGCTTCCAAAATAATGAGAAGAATAAGTTAGTGGCATATAAAATAACCATATCGACACTTCCTCAAAAAGTAAACGAAACTGATATTGCTCAATTAATAATTGAATTTGATGTTGATTTAGTTGGCACTAATCAAGTTCATGATGCGCGTGAGAGTGGAATCAGAGTTACCGATTGGGGAGAAATGATTTGGCAGTATGATCTTGAAGATTCATTAATGGTGCCCGGTATTCTCAAAGTTGTTTTGAATGATGCTAACGGTTTACTAAAAGATTTATTTTATGGTCATACCGAAATTCCAATGGCCACAAATAAACGTCCGGAAGTAACAATAAAAATAAATGGTGATGTAGAATACATTGGTAATGTTCAAGAGGATGGAGCAAAGTTTAGAGGTTCAAGCCGTTCACTACAATTAAATATTGACCCGAATAGCATGGTCTTGAATCAGAAAAAAATATACAATGAAATGCTAAACACTTTTTATGACCCGATTGGCTTAAACGCCACTTCACAAAGCTATTTTGCCATAACAGATATTATCGAAAGAATATTCAAACTTGTTGAGCCTTCAATAAGTTATTCCGCCGGGGATATTACAATTCTTCAAGATTGGTTATTTAAAGGTGAAAAACTTTACAATCCTGAATCTGGTTATGAATTAGAAAATATTCCTTTTACTGAATTATGGTTTCGTAAAGATGAAATCTTTTTTGACCAAGGCAATGGATTAAATACTGTTGGTGAAGTTCTAAAGAGGTTAGCATCTGATTGGTGTTGCTTCACGGGATTGATTCATAAGAAAAAAGCATTTTTCAATAAATTATTTTACTTCAATGAGAATAACCTTCAACCATTAGGGATGGTAAAGGATAGAATCTTTGGTTACAAATATGGACTGATTGATTTTATTCATGTTTCATTCAGCGGTTTTGATGCTGGACGAGTTTATACAAGAGGAACTGATTCGGGCATAGATGAAAGAACACTCAAATTCCGGTTACTGAATTCGTTTGCGGGTGGTACAATCCAATATCCAACACCCTCATCAAATGTCCGTTCCGTAAGTGGTTCGGGTCTTCAAGCCGGGGAATATCAAATCTATGCTTGCAAAGATGTTTCCATTATTGATGAGTACATGGAGAATGGTGATACCTTTTCAAACTTCTGGTTTACCAAACGAATGAATAATAAACTGGTGCGAACTGATGAAATTTATCTTACCGGTGTTAGATACAATTTTTTGAAAAACTTTATTGATGAGGGGAGAAAGTACCAACCAATTGGATTGAAGAAAAGAATTGGTAAAAACGAAACAATTATTGAGGGTCTTTATTTGGGGCAAACTCAAGTAACTGAACCCTTTGTTTAGGAGTAGATATGAACCGATCAATATTTGGAAGTGCGCCTCCTAAATTTGTTTATGATTATGAGGGTGAGAACGAAGTTTCAATCGATTTAGATTATTGGATAACTACAACAGATGAACCGGAAGACAAAGAACTGATTCAAGAAAGTGAACTCGAAGCTGATCGGGAAATTATTTCTCGCGGTTCGTATCATGTATTCGAGGGGCGCTTAAATCTTTACAAGTATGGCAGTTTAGTTTATGCACAAAATAAGTTTGATACCATTAGGCAGTTCAATAATAAAAAGGTTGCGCTTTGGAAGCATAGGGATGGGCAGCCGTTCAAAGATGGCGAGGGAAATATTGTCTTGTATCATCTTCGCGTCATAGCAAAAAATTTAACCTCATTAGATTATCGAGATGTATTATTCCTAAAATTCCGATCGCTGAACGGAACCTCAGAAGCTCAAGAGTTTATTCCTATACCTACTATTAACCAAATAAGAATGAATGAATTTTAAAAGGAGATAAAAATGGCAAGCTCAAAGTTTATTAAATATTTTATTGCTGATAGTGCCGGTAATGCCGCGCTTGGTATGAGTGTTTGGATTGTGCCTCAAGAAATTACAAACCCAACTTTTCCAACTGATTATTTGCCATTAACCGCGCATGCATCACGAGCCGGGATGTACTACCGAAATAATGTTCCTCATGGTGAATATAAAATTTACATAGATCCCGCCGGGGGAAGTGTACCAGCTTTGTATGATGAAAATATTTTTCATGGGGAAAAAGAAATATCCGACATCGTGAAAGCAATGGTTACAGATGTAACCACTTATAACGCCTCAATAAATAAGCATGGGTTACTTCCTAAACTTCCGAATGATGAAACAAAATTCATGAATGGGAAAGGAATGTGGGCAACTCCGGAAGGAGGGGGCAGTGGCGGTTCGGTTCAAACAACAAGTCCTTTTACTTTTCCATTAAAGAGTACAATTAATTCGGGCAATACTTCTTTAATGCTAACTGAATACAACCATGTAGGTATTTTGGCAGTCAATCCTATAAATGGAGCTATGCTTTACATATTTAGAAAAGGAACCGCTCACATAAATAACAACTCCGCGATAAAAGTAATAAAGAGTAGTAATGGCGGTTTTAGTTGGAGTGCTGAACAAACTTTATTTGTTGAAGCGGACTTTGATTTAAGAAATGTTGCCGGTGGATATACAAAGAATGGACGGTTGGTTATTTTTTATGGAAAATATTATCAAGCTGCGACTTGGCAATCCATTGTCAGCAGATATAGTGATGATGATGGAGTAACTTGGAGTGATGAGATTGCAATTGATGTTCAGAGCAATTCAATATTTAGCCCATACGGACATATAGATCGGAAGAGCGTCGTGTAGGGAAAGAGTG